CTCCAGCAGTTATTACAACTGTTCCCTTATCTGCTGCTACATCTGAGTCTCTTTGTCCTAATTTTATAAATGATCCGTTTGAAGAATTTATATTTCTAGGTGCCATATAAAGGTTTCCGTCTCCTGATCCTGCTCCGTGTGGGTAACCCCAAAGTCCGTACCTACTATTATTACTTCCCTGTCCTATATTTACTCCAGAAAAGCCACGAGCATAGATATTACCGTTACTTGTAAGATCTTGAAAGAATCTAGATCCTGATGCAGCGGTTGTATATGTTGAAGAATAATCACCTCCGTGAGTTCTATATGTATGCACTCCATCGTTTTCCTGAGAGTAGTGATACATTACTGTTCCGTTAGAAGTATCTCCTATGTTTACTGTTCCGGTTCCGTTGGGTACTAGTTCTAACGTTTGGTTTGAAGTTGTCCGTATACTACCAGTTTGTGCTTGTGGTAGAAATGTGAAAGAACCTGATAGTTGTATATTTTTACCGTAAGTAGAAGTTCCTCCTACTTTTATTACAGCGTCTCTAAAGTCATTCTGAGTAGATATTATCGATACATCGTTGCCGCCGTTACTTTCATGGGTTATATTAAGTGTACGGTTATTATCACCAGCGCTTACTGTAAATTTCTGATTATCGCCGTTTATAAAATCTATTTCTGGGCTTGCTCCGGATCCGTCGTCTAGTGTTATTTTATTAGAAAATGTTTTTGCTCCAGTTATTGTCTGATTAGTACTCTTGGTTACCATATCAGATATATCAGCAGATGATATTCCTCCTATATCAGCTAGTACTTGAGAGCCTGATCTATATTTTACAGTGCCTGCATCTGAAACTAAAAATTTATCTGTATCAGATGTTGCATTATCTACTGTATGTATTGTAACTGATCCGCTTGTTACTATATCTCCTTTTGAGTATATTCCATTTGTAGGGAAGCTATCTGAGAAATCATTAGTAACTCCTAATCCTCCTACTTTAATGTTTTTAGCAGATCCTCCAGATGCAAAAAATCCTAAGTAGCTAGAATATGTTCTAATTCTTGTTTCACTACCTCCAAGGTAAAAGTTATCTCCTCCTAAGTATAAGTCACCGCTACCGCTTATATTTCCGTTAACTTCAAGTTTTTCGCTTGGAGTAGCAGTTCCAATACCTACATAGCCTCTAGCATCTATTCTAACAGCATCAACTAAAGTTCCTGAAGTTACCGGGGCTGTCTTAAACATAAAGCCTCCACGTGTTGGGTTTACTGAATCATACCCAAAGTAACTTTCTAGCTTTACTTGAACCGCTCCACCGTCATTGTAAATACGACCTCCATTAATTGAACTTCTTACAAACTCAACTCCAGCCATATATGGAGATGTAGCGTCAGAGTCAATTTTTATAAACGAATTACCTGCATTATAAACGTGTAACTTCTCTGCTGGATCAGTAGTCCCGATACCAACGCTACCTGAATCTAATACAATATTTCCCGATCTAGCACGAAAAGCATAGTGGGTTGCGGATGAAGCGTTAATAAGACTTGGGTTATAATCAATACCTGTTATTGACCCTGATTGGGATGTTCCTGTTTGGTTTACAGATCCGTCTATCTTAATATAGCTATAATCAGCGGCTAATGTATTTTGATTATATCCTCCATTTACATTAAATGTACTATAATCTACAGTTCTTGAAGAATTTAAGTAGCCTTTAAATTTATGTGCTGATGTATCAGATGCATTTAAAGATCCACCTGCTGTGAATCTAAGGGTTCTGTTTGAACCTTCTGCATGTATTGCTTGCCCTGTCCAGGTTCCACCGGTAGCATTGTTAACTACTTCTATATTACCGAGTCTTGCGACTCTTTGGTTTGTAGAACCTTGAGATACTATTAAGGATCCTCCTGTATAGGTGTCTGTCCCTATCCTAACTTGAGTTCCAAAAGAACCAGTTGAGTTGACTACAATCGAATTTAAGTTAGCATCAGACCCGCTAACTATGAGTTTTTTCCAGTTTGGCATATTCTAAACAATTACGGTTGGTTGCTCAATGTGAGTCCACTTCCCTTTCGGGCCTATAATATACGTATAAATAGCAAAGGAGACCTTAAGTCCCCTTTTTGCTTTCTAAATACTGTAATGTTTCTGTTAGCTTTACCCAGACATTGTAAAAGTGTTCAAATTCTTCTCCAGTGTATGTTGCAATTCTCATTTTAGATAGAAGAAATTTAAGATCTTCTATGGTTAATTCTTGAGAACCTTTTGGTTTGGTAATCTTTGATAATATACCCATATAACTTATTTTTTTATTATTTAATTAACTATTTTTTTTACGCTATTATGCCCATATGTAGATATCTCCACCTTCATGTTTAATGTTACCTACTTGTTCATATATACCTGACGACATTGATGCATCTATATCAACTACTACTGCTGCATATGCTTCAGGAGTTGCTGTAGTTGATTCTTTACCTAAGTTGTTAGCAAGTGACCATCTATCTGCATTTCCATCAAAGTAGAATGCTGATCCAGATCCTGCTGATCCAGATTCTACAATTATACCACCTTCTCCTACTGGAGCTACTGATCCTGATCCTGCATTTACAAATATAAACTTATCTTCTACCTGTAAGTTTGCTGTATTAACTGTGGTTGTGTCTCCGTTTACAATTAAATCTCCCGTTACTGTTAAATCCTGGGCGATTGTAATACTATCTGTTAATTTAGATCCGTCTACTTTATTTGCTCCAATAGTTGCTAATCCTGCTGCTGTGATTGTTACGTCTCCAGTAACTGTACCAAATGTAGATCCTGTAATGTAAGGAAGTAGTGATCCTGAGTCAACATTAAATTGTCTTGCAGTAGCACCGTCAAATGTACCTGCAGCACTTAAACCAGATCCCGCTGTTAAGGCATTAGGAACTTTTAATACAGATAATGTATCTGAAGAAACTTCAATTGTAGTGGTATCTGCAACGTTTGTATTTAACATTGTACCTTCTACTGTATCTGCTCCAATTACTGATGCTCCTGTTGCTGAAATTGTTACGTCTCCGGCTACTTCGTCAAATATATTCTTATATAACTGGCCGTAGGTAATTTTTTTCTCTGTTCCGCCATCAGAAACGACAAATAAGTCACCGTCTATTAAACTGGTATTACTCATACCTGTGTTACCTAAAGCATCAATGTCTAATGCTATACCGGTTAAACCGGATCCATCACCTGTATGTGCACCTGCAAAGGAGCCTGTAAATGAACCTGTTAGTGCTGAGGATGCTCCAGTTGCAACTAAACTAGTTGCTCCAAAAGAGTATGTTGAAGTGGCAAATGTTATCCCACTATTTTCTATTAAACCACCGGTTCCGCCTATAAGAACGGTTCCTGCTGTTAAATTGTCAGCTTTTACATTCGCTAATAATGCTTGCGAACCACTAACAATTATCTTTTTCCAATTTGCCATGTTATATTTTTTTGTTTAAATAAATGAGTCGTATAGTAATAAATATGGGCTAGTCTCTAAACCCTAAGAAAAAATCATTTGAAGCTGAGTAGAATAAACCTCCTGAAACTGCAGTAGGTGTTGATGTTTGAGATTTCATTTGCAAGGTACCTTCTTCATTTATTCTTAACTTTTCTTCTCCACCTACATTAACACTAAAATAGTCTGATGCTCCATCAAAGTTTAAAGTAAATGAGCCTGAGGATTGTTCAACACTACCTGTTAGGTTTATACTCCCTGATATTCCTAGAGATCCTGTTAGGACTCTGGAACCTGTTAAATCGCCATCTATCTGTTTCCAATGTATTAAAGCCATTATATTACATTCTTTATTTTACCTGTGAAAATAATTTGATCTCCTGATCCTATATTATACCCTATATTAGTTACGTCAACACATACCTCTATATTGCTACCTACCTCTGCTACTGTGTAATCTTCTGGTGCTATATGTTGTCCGTTAATATATAGTGAGAATCTTTCTTCTCCTGGTATAAACCCATTTGGTGCTGATACGAATGCTAAGTTATTAAAGGTAATACAGTTGTTATCCAACGATCCTACTGTGGTGACTGTTAAGTTTGTACTTATGTAAGCTATTTCGTCGGCTGTCAGTGTTGATTGTGCCGGTATACCACCTCCTGCTGAATCAATAAACCTTGTTGTTGTTTCTGCTTGAGATGTTCCTGCTTTTGCTGTTAATTCTTCTAATGTGCCTGCTGTTTCTAGTTTAAAGTTCACACTAGATTTTGAGTAGTACTTATTCATCCCCGCAATATGTGATTGTATTGAGTCTGATATGATATATCCGTGCATTTGTATAGTAAAAGTGGTTTTTACAGCTCTATCTTCTCCCTGTGTTAGTTCTGTAGCTGTAGTATATGAGTCTATTGTAGCTCTAAAGCTAAATTTTTCATCATCTCCCCAGTAAGAGTCAGAAGCATAGTTTATTGCTTCTATTATCTTATTCATTTGTTCAATGTAGTCTGTAAATATTAAACAAGAGTATGTTAATGTAACGTAGTCCGGTACTATTACTCCGTATAACTCATCTGATTTGCTTCGGTTGGTTAGTACGCTAAATCTATCGTATATATTCTTTCTAGAAAAGCTTTTTTTAAAGATACCGTACGTTAATGGGTTGTTTGGATCTACCTTATTACCTAAACCTCTATTTTTTTCAACGCTATCACGTTTAAACATAAGTAAAGGGGCTTGAATCTTACCATTCTTATCTCGGTAAAAGCCGTCTTTCTGGACTGCTTTCCATCTTTCCGGAGAACCGTATAATACCGGTACGTTCTTACGAGAGCCATTCTGTATTACGGAGGGTTTAATAACATTGTTAAAGTAGTATACTATTGTTTCATCTATATCCCTTAAACCAATATGAAGTCTTTTGGTAGTATCGTTTTTTACAGATCTTTGTAGTTCTCTTTTTGTATTGTCAGCAATAGTTGGCTTAGGTCCAGACGCTTGTGAGCTAATTATGTTATTAGCTATTTCTTTCTGTGATTTTGGTGTTGGTCTGTTTCTTTTTGCCATTGTTATAAGCTTTGTCTTGCTATTCCTACTCTATCTGCTCTTGTTAAATGAGTATCTAATACTATTGATATTGAAGAACCGAATCCTGCTGTTCTTTCTACGTTGTAGTCATTATTTCTTCCATAAAACAGCTCATTTTCTTTAACTGTATCTACTTCATAGTAATCTTCATGCCACATTACTATATCTCCTACCTCTGGAACTACTGATATATCTTCTAAGTCTTGTTTAAGTAGAGCAAAAGATGCATCTCTACCTAAATCTGGTCCAAATTCATCTATATCTATTATCTGATCTCCTCTAGTTATCAAACAATTAAGTTTTACCGGTTGTAGGTAAGTTTTTTGCATAGCTTCTCCGTATATATTAGTATTAGTATCTGCTAAATTCATTTTATAGATCAGAATTTCCTGTTCTATTACATCTTTAAGCAGTTCTCTATTAATACGAACTAGTAAGTTAAAATCTTTTTTACTTCCAAATAGCATTACTTCTCTTGTATTGTTTCTTTCGCTGTTTCAATTTTTATTATACCTGGGTATTTATCCATAGCATTGTTCTTAAATAGTTCAAATGCTTCTTCTCCCTCTTTCTGAGTGATTACTTTGATTTTAAATGTCATTGTGCTCATTTCTTCAGACTGTCCAGCATTAGTTACTGTTGTAACTCCTGGTAATGCTCTTAAGAGTTCAGCTAAATCTTCGCTTTCACCATCTTCATAAAGAACTCTTATCATTCCTTCGTAGGTTTTAAACTGTATCTGTTCTATTATTCTCAATAACTTCATTATCCTACGTGTATTGTCATTGGTACTTGTGCTAAAGTAGCTCTAAGGAAATCAGATTCTTGTGCTTGTGCTTCCATTTGTGCTCCTCTTGATGCTTCTTCTAACATAGCTCTTAAATTAGTTAGTAATTCTGTTTTTTCAGATCTTGCATCAGTTAATAAGTCTGCTTGATTCAATGTTGCTTCCGAGCCTGGTACCGGTACTGTTGCATATTTACCTCTAATGTACCCTAGCATTTCTTTTGCCAATGCTAAAGTAAATTGAAATATCCACTGCCTTCCTACACTATTAATTTGTTCGTATTTAGGGTTGGAGTAGGGCACTTCTGATACTGTTGTAATTCTATCTGTTGAATTATCAAAATTTAATTGAGATTTATCTGTTAGCTTCATGTATTCAAAGAATAACTTCCCGGTTGTTTGTGGGATAGGAAATAACTTTAATTTGTTATTAACTAATTCAAATGAAAATGTAGATCTCCTAATTTGATCATTAAACTCTATTGCTTGCATCTTCATAACGTCGTAAGATGCTGGCATTAGCATAAAGTTAATACCTGGGCTGAATTGTCCGAATCCAAATGAGTCCATTAGTGATTGAATACCTGTTCCTGTTCCTGCATAAGGATCAAAATATCTCGTTATTGCTGGTGGTGCTTCATAGAATACACGTCTAATTTCTATTCCACCTTCTATTGCGTTATCGGTAGCCCATGAATCTAAATCGTATTCCTGTACTGATCCTGTTAGTTCAAGTGAGCCGGAGTATTTAGTTACATTACCTCCCACACCTGCTTCTGTACCGTAGTTTTTTGCTATTTGTACAAAACGATTAATGTTAGGTTCAACTAGTTGATTATTTGCTGTACTACCTGTTGGTGCTCCTTCAAATGATAGATAGTTTTCTCTAATCTTATACTGAAAGACTTCGTTTCCGTATACAGTTACTGCTTCTTCAAAGCAGGCATAAAAAGATCCTGATTGTAGTTCAACGTCCATTAACGGGTAACCGAGTCTTTGAGCACAAAATCTTGCTACTTTATCAGCATCAGTACTAAAGTCCGAGTCACTGTCATAAAATCCGAATGGTGTTTGGCCAGAACCAAATGTAGATGTTCCTGCCCATATAGATATATTACTCATAGTTACAGTTTATATATAAATAGTGACTAATCTCTGAAGGTTTTATATACCTCTAATATTGGTGCTACTATTTTGTGCCTGTGGTTGTGTAAAAGTGCATATGTTTTAAAACCTGATACCTCTTCTTCTATTCTAGATAAGAATGAAAACCCAGTTTCTCTTTTATCTTTAAGGTCTATCTGTGCCATGTCCCCGCATATTACCATCTTAGATCCTTTTCCTAATCTACCTACAACTGTTTCCATTTGATTGTGGGTAACATTCTGTGCTTCGTCTACTATTACAAAAGAATCAACAAATGTACGTCCTCTCATGAAAGCAAATGGTACAATCTCAATATTACCTGCTTCAACTTCTTTGTCAACTTTTTCTTTATTGTACAACATATAAAGGTTGTGGTATATTGGAGCTAGCCATGGGTCCATCTTTTCTCTAATATCTCCTGGTAAAAAACCTATATCCTCTTTTGATACTGTTGGTCTTGTAATTACTATCTTATGAACTTGTTTAGTAAAAAGTAGATCTAAAGCAACCTGTGTAGCTACTAATGTCTTTCCTGATCCTGCCATACCTTTTAGTACCGTAACAGGTGAATCCATTATTATTGCTTTTGCTGCTTTTTGCTCTTCGTTAAGTTGAACTTGAAATTTTATAGGGCGTTTTGGTCTTCTTTTTTGGACGAACACTTCGTCAGTGTGGTGTTTTGAAGGCATGTATTAAAACGTTTTAATTTATATTAATAAATAGTACAAAAAAAAAGAGGCCCGAAGGCCTCTCTTAATATAAATCTAAGTTAATACTAGATAGTAGCTAATCCACTAACGTGTACTTTACCGTAGAATTCTGGTCTGATCATTTTCTTCGCGTAACGAGTCATAATACCTTTTCTTGGTGTGAAAGATACTGGATCGTATACTAGAGGAGTCATGATTAATGGTACATAAGGAGCATATACAGCACCGCTTTCTAAGAACTGACCACCTCTAAATCCACAAAGGATAGTGTTTTCAGTCATGTAAGGGTTTTTGTATACCTTAAATCTACCGTTTAATTGACCTACTTTCTGTACTCCGAAAGCAAATTCAGCTGAGTCACCATCTGTGTTAGCAGCATATCCTGGAATTGATTCTAAGATTGTTGCTACTGTTGGAGAACATACTAGGAAGTTTGCACCACCTCTTAATGTTTTTTGGTGAATCTTGTTAGATACTTTTTGGATTTTAGTTCCTAAAGTTTGGAACCATTGTCCTTGAGTATTGTAGAAGTCTGATCCAGCATCTGCCCAAGCAGTACCGTTCCATACTCTGTTGTTTTGTGCAGACCATCTTTCAGTAGTAGCTGCACCACCGATTAACATGTCTAAGATCTCTAGATCAATTTCCATTGAGATGTACTCACTTAATAAAGAAGTAAGTTCTGCCTCAGCATCAATTGAATGATAAGCATTAAGATCCTGAGCAAACTCTGGAGTCCATTGTGCTTTCAATTTTCTAGTTTTAGCAACAACTGCTTCAGATTTCAACTCTACGTTGATTTCTGGAATAGCTAATGAAGAAACTGCTCCTGCTGCAGGTGCTGTTGAATCTTCAAAGTCACCTCTTGCGTTATCTGCAGGTTGTGCGTGATAGTTAACTGATGCAGAGAATGGAGAAACTAAAGTATTTCCACCTGGTGCATCTTCTACTACGAATGTTACATTTGTTCCGTCAAACTTAGTAAGTTCTGGGTTAAGTGTAATATCTACTGAAGAAGATAAAAGTCTAAATGCTCTTATTCCTTCTGCGTCAAATCCTGGGATATCAGCTGCTGCAACAGTTACTTTTCTGTAGTTACCAATTGTTTTAGCGTCATCGTAATCGATAAGTGCTTCAGTAGCTGAACCAGTAACTTGTGCGTCATTAGATCCGTTTAACATTTTGATAGAGTATCCGAATTGTCCTGCTCCGTAAAGTCCGTCTGCAGCATCAACATCTTTTGCCATTTTTGTTCCAGCTTCAGTCACGTTACCGTGCATGTTATCGCCAGATGCTCTACCGATTGAATCAGCAGAACCGTATTTAAAGTCTAAGTAAAATACTAGACCTGAAGGTAAGTTCATTGGTTGAACTGATACAAAGTCTTTTGCAGAGATTTGAGCGAATACCTTACGTACTAAAGGTAAAGCTACTCCAGCCCACTGCTCATTACCTGCAGCAGTTGCACCGATTGCACCTGTACCTGTAGATGATTGTTCTGCTACGATTTGCTTAGCTTGATTTTCTAACATCATCGACATGTTTGCCGAATCCTTAGCGTTTAATCCTTCTAGCAATCCAGAAGCAGCCCATTTGTCAGCTAAACGAGATGCATCAGCAGCGAGTGCTTTATATCCGTTAGCGCTTTCTAAAAGAGAATTAATTTCCATGATTGTTTGTTTTTTTAATTTTAATTTTTAAATAATTAGTTTGTTATAATACCCGCTAACTTTTGCATTCTTCTAACTGCATCAGATACTTCGTTAATAACTTCTGGCTTACTTGCAGTAGTTCCAGTAGCTTTACTTGCCATACCTAATTTTGATTCTTTAATAGTTGTAGATGGTTTTTTAACTACAATACTTTCAGAAACAGTTTCAAATACTAATTTAACTTCTTTTACTGTTTCGGCTTTGTCGAAAGCAGCGATTATGTTAACTTTCTGTGATTCGTTAAGGTTATTTGCCTTAAACACTTTATTCACATACATTAACTTAGCATTAAGAAGGTTTACTTCTTGAAGTTGACTTTGTAAAGTTCCAATAGTCGATAAAGCTTCATTTAGCTCAGAATTATCTTCGCTAATTTCTTCTTCTACACCTTCCTCCTTAGGAGTGTTACAGTGTGCTTCTTCTACTTCTTCTTCTTCCAGTGTTTCTTCATTAGTAGCTTCTAGTTCTGCTAATAATTCATCTAGATCAATTTCTTCTTCAGATCCTGCAGCAGCGATGTCACCCATCTCTTCTCCAGCGTCCATGTCAGCATTGTCTAATTCTTCTGTATCATCTCCCATTTCTTGAGAAATAATGTCACGAATAAGATTCTTTAAGTCATCAACTTCCATGTCTTTAACTTCTACCTCTTCTTCGTCTTCTTCGTTTTCGATTGCGTCGTCTTCAGATTCTTCTGAATCACCCTCAGCATCGTCAGCTTCTTCTTCAGCTTCTTCTACTTTTTCGTAGTCGCCTTCTGCAACGTCATATTCAGCTTCCTCAAGTTGTTCATCTTGAGCTTCTGTTACTTCTTCTTCTACTTCTTCAGATTCGGTAACTACCTCTTCTACAGTAGAATCTTCCATCTCTTGTAGTTTAGCAGCTAACATATCTTTTAGGTGAGGAGTTAAAGTCTCTTCTAAAGCTTCTTTAGCGTTGGTTATTGCGGCTTCTCTAATAGATTTGGCTTCAGCAATAGCTTGCTTGAATAAATCTTTGTTTGCCATAATAAATTTTTGGATTTCTACGATTATTTAAATCGTAATAGGAAATTATAAAAAGTTAATGCAGTATAAGGAACTGCATATTCCTATATAAATATATACTTTTTTCAGAAAACTTAAAGAGCAGCTAAAATTTCTTTTCCTACGTTGGTGATGTCTCTACCTTTTAGCGCACCTTTTGTTAGTGAGAGTGCTGCAGTTCCTACATTTGCTCCTCTTATTGCATTAACAGCTCCAATACTTGCTTTTATACCCAATGCTGCTAGGATAGCTATAAATAAGCCTTTTGCTATATTTTCTCTTTTTGCGGGATCTTTTATAAATGGAGATATGACCTGTGATATTACACCAACCATTGCTTTTTCATTATTGTGAGCCCATTTATGAACTGCATCTGCTTTGTTTGCTGCTTTGTCTAAATTTATCTTTCTAAGAATTTTTGCTGTATATTTACCTAGTATATCTAAAACAGTGTTGGAAGCAAGTAACCATCCTAGTATTCCGACAGCGGTTACAGACTCATTTAGTTCACCATTTTCCATTTCTTTAGATAAAACTGCTTTAAGTTCTTGCCCTAGAACTGTTTCATCACTTTCGTGTAAATTTTCAAAAGAGCTGACTGTATTATCTGATTCTGTAATAATAGTTGCTAGCTTCATATAATTTATCTTTAATTAAGATCTTAAGATATCTCCCAAGATGTTATGAAGTTTACTGTAAACACCTTCTTTTTTTGTATTCTCGTTTAATGAGATAGGGTTCATGAATGCTCCATGAGTAGAAGGATTAGATACAAAGTCCCAACACACTAATTCAAAATCATCTTGGACTTCTAATGCTCCTTCATTTGTCTGTTGAACTGATCCGGTACCTCTGGATGAAATACCTATTGTGTGTCCTGCTTTGATTATTTCTTTAACTATATTCCCTGAAGGTGTGTTTAGTAGTTCTACACGTCCCATAAGGTCGTTTCCTTTCCACCATAAGTCTTTTACTATATGCGAAGCGTTCTTTAAAGAGACAATGGGAGACTCAGGGTGATCTAATTCTCCAAATGCATTACCGTTTGAAACAAATTCAGATATGTACTTTTTAGTTTCTCTTTCTAAAATGGCTTTACTATAGGTTCTACCATTTTGATTTTTTGCAGTTGCTCTTTGCATTACTCCCTCTACTTCGTATACTCCAGGCTTTTCTTTGGATTCTCTTAAAATAGGGTTAAATGATGTTACTTCTATTAATAGCTGTGCCATATTGTTTTATTTATTTATACTTTTTAATACTCCAGCTTAATATATGTTATCTGAAGGTGAATTTGAAATAGCATTTAATATGTCATCCGCTGTTTCTGGTTGAATACGTCCATCATCTAACAATTGAAAAATTATTTTTCTAAGAGTTTCTGATGATGCTGTTAGATTTAAAGCCTCATCTATTTCTTTATTTCCTTCAAGATCTTTCAATAGACCTATTGCTCTCTCTATTCTAGGATTTTGAAGTATATCACTTTTTTCTTTCTCTGCTAACTTATTTGCTAATGCAACAATAGCAGATGCCATGGTTTTTGGTGTCGTTATCTGGTTTGCAAAACTGTTAAGTATTGCACTTGGCATTGAAGGTAATTCAAATGCTTTATTTTCATCTAACTTACGTGCTTCTGTTGAACGTCTTTTCTGATTCCAGCTATATATGTCAAAATTATCTTTCATTATTTATTTGTTTTTTCTTGTAAAGTTCCATTAACTGTTGGTCTTGAGTATACTGTTTCTTTTTCTTCTTCTCCAAGATTCGGTACTCCTACATCAGGACTATCAAGTTCTTTCTGTGATATCATTTTAACTTTAGGTTGATCTAGACCTTTTGTGAATCCGGATTTGGTAACTGGTCTTAGGTCTTTATTAAATGCTGACTCAATTGAAGGAGCTAAAAAGCCTCCTACTTTTAATCCTTCTTCATTTCTAATATCACCTAATGTATCGTATACTTTTTGTATTTTAGTTCTTGTTTTATCGTAATATGCTTCTATATCTGTTACTAGATCTTGGAGCTGTATAATAGCTGGTTTCATTCCTTCAAATCCTCCGTAAGTTTCAGCAAATTTTGCTAATTCATTTGTAGCAGCTTCAGCGATAATTTCTTCTTTTAATACTTTGGTAATAATAGCTTTAATGTTCTCTTTTACTATTTCTTCTTTACCCATTGCCTTTTTGATTGCCTTATCTTTAGCTGCTTTATAATCATCTCCGTCGATATCTCCATCTTGGTCATGATCTTTACCTTTTGCTTCTTCAAGATTTTCTATCATAAATTGAGTTTCTAAATAATTGAGTACATCTTTTTTAGCGAACTCTATCATTCCTGGTTCTGTCATTGGTCCCATCTTCCACTCTTCCCAAGCTTTAATTAACATATTAACACCCTTATCAAATAAAGGTCCCATACTCTCAACATATCCTCCAGTTTCGTAATCGTTTTCAGTTACTACTTTTCCTCCTTGAGTTTTTCTTCTTCTTCCTTCGTTAATAGCATCGTCTCCGTGAAAAAGTTGAGACTCTAATCCTGCCATATCGAAATCATACTTATCAGCAATACCAATCATCATTTCCATAGCAGCTTCTCTTTCGCTTATATCCCCATCAACTGCAATGTCTTGAATAGCACTAACACACATATCGAAAGCACCTCTACTTTCTTGTATGTTACTATCCTTAACTACTCTTTTTACCTTATCGGCACCTTCGTCTATTTCTCCAAGAGTTCTACGGACTGCTTGTCTAAACATTTTTAAGTGGTCTAAAGCTCCTTTTTTATCTCCATCTTGTATGTAGTCTATAGCGTTACCTAAATGTCCATTTTCTCTATGGTAATTTACATCTTCAAAAGAGTCATAGAGTTTTTGCATTTTTTCTAAAGGAGTACTTATTTTAAGTCTAAGTCCTGCTTTTAACATTCCGTCGTAATCAAAGTCTTTTGAAAATTTGTCTCCTAGTTTATATTCATGAGGGCGTTCATCTATACTTCCTGGAGTGTAATTCTTTATAGTCTCCATTTCACCATCAGACATAGCCTCTGCTACAAACTTTGCTTTTGCTGCATTAAAATCTCCTTTATGTAAAGTATCTACTACTTTTCTTCCTAGTATTTCTAAATCATCAGCAGATAAAGAATGTGGTTTATTGAACCCACTTAAGTATCCTGCTCCTATTGCTCCATATTCAGCTGGGTCAATAACATCGTCAACAGATTTAGCTACTTTTTCTTTAAGTTCTTCAAATTCTTTTTCTCCTTTTTCAGGTTTCGATCCAGGTTCTCTTTCTGAGATCGTTTCTGTTTCTTGCATGTAATCTCCAGGGCTTTCATAATTTACTGATAAAAACTCTTGAAAGTTATCCAATGCATCTTCAGGTTCTTGATCTCTTGATTCAGGATGTGTTTTAAAGAAGTCTCCTATAATTTCATCATCAATTAAACTCTTACCTGTTTTAGGGTTTGTGTAATACTTAATAATAAAATTAGCAATTGATTCTTCTTGGTTACTTTCTTGTACCATAACCAACCCTATATCTTTATAATCTATTTCATGCTCGCCACCATCTTTATCTAAAGCAAAAACTGAAGTATCATGCCACATTGCAGCATTATCGTCATTGTTAGAGTTAGGATTATAAATTACATACTCTCTTCCATTTCCTGTTTGAATGTGTGCATCGTCTGCATCACCTAATCTTTTAAGTAACTTTTCTTTAGTGTACTCCTCTTTTAGTTCAGCTTTTTTCATCCCGTTAAAAGTATCTACTTTATTCTTATCAGTTGGTTCTACCATTTTATCATGCTTATCAACTTTTGCTGATTCACCTGCTAATATATTTAGATAGTGCATTCTGTCTTTTTCAAGATTCTTGATTGCAATTTTTTCTGCTTTATCTCTATCCTCTTTATTTACGGTACCAGCGGAATTTACTCCAGCTTTTTCTAATTCAAAGTCTACTCCTCTTCTTAAGTCTTCAACCGAGTATTCAGATACCGGGCATTCATACTCTAGTGAAGCTTCTTCTTTTTTTACTTCATGAAGAATACCTTTACTTTTAAGGATTGATACTGTGTCCGGAAATCCGTTAAAGGGAGATAGGAATTGAGATAGTTCTCTCTTAGCATCTTTAAGGAATTGTTGTTTAGAGAATTTACCCTCTACAACTGCGTTATATTTTTCTTGTATTGTTTTCATCTAAGTAATCAAACATTTTAGTGTTATAAGGTCTTTTTTTATTTTTAACTTTTTTAAAACCTAGCTTTTCAGCTTGTTTTGTTGCTCTATTATCACCTTTTTTTTTACTAAAGGCAAATGGAGTTTGATATCCTCCTGCTGCTGCTGAGGTGCTAAGTTCTTCTATTACTTCTTTTATAGCTCTTCTTATTGTGCTCTTTTTCATAGCAATTTCATCTCATTTACCAGATCATAATATTGCATAAGATTAATAAGGTGGTTATCTGTTATTTTTTCTGTCTTAGTTAAAATCTTTATTGATTTAACTACTTCCTCTAATTTTATTTTTACTACTTCGTCTTTTATTCCAGAGGATAGTTCACTAATAAGCTTTTTAATTTTTAATATTTCTTCATTAACTATATTTCTTAGTCTAGTTGTTGAATCAACTGAAGTTATAAACTCTTTAAGTATATACTTCTGTTCTGGTAAAAGATTCTTGTAGTTTGTGTTGAACTTCTCTAAAAGAATTTTATATGTAAGTAACCTTAAGTCCTTATCGTACTTGGCATACTCTTCAATTAATGTATCTTTTACTGTATTTTTATCTGCTTTAGAAGAAGTTAAATGTTCTATAATAGTAAGTTTATTATTTATTAAAAATTCCGGTGCAACTAGAGTGCTAGAATTTTGTGCTTCTAAAAGACAGTACATAGCTGCTAGTGCTTTATAGTCTCTAACCTGTATACCGAAGAACTCTTCAATATTATAATGTTTCTTAACTTCTGAGATTAGCCTGTACTTCTGTTCTTTCAGAGTTTTTTGATTTAGCTTTCTAGAAATTTCAGTAATAGTTGATAAAACTGTTTCTGCTTTTACTTCAACTAAATTAGTATTTTTAAGTATGTACTCATAAAGTTTCAATTCTTTAGCTAGTATAGAACTACCTGCAAAAAACTCTTTGAGTATACCTAAAGCTGGTGATTCACTTTTTGACAAAGTGTCTGCTGCTATCTGCTTTACTAATAGTTCGTAAATCAGGCCGGTATTTTTAAACTTTGAATGTTTTATCTTCATAATGTACGGTTCCTATATATAAATATGGGCTAGTTATCTAAATCTTTAAGTTGATTCTCATCTAATAGTTTAGACTTATCTTTATTTTTTGTTTCGTATACCATTTTTTTATCTTGTTTGAATGAATCTTTTATTTGATGGTATACTTTTTGTGTAAGAAGATTGTTAGATTCCATTACGTTTTCATTATCTGAGTCAAATCCTCCGTGCATTCCGTGTACTCCTAATCTATCTCTACCTCCTAATGGGTCCTTATTAGTACCGTAAACGGACATTTTTTCTCTTGGTCTACCTCCTTCAGGTCCTATTTCGCTATATCCTGGAGGTACTTCTCCTGGGCTGTTTCCTTTTTCTGTTGAGGTTGCTCTTCTACCGTACATAGATGCTAAGTCGTGAGGGGTACCGTAAGAGCGTCCAGATTTAGCTGGATCGTTTCCTTCTGCTTCTAATTGACCTAATCTAAAGGTTCGTTTAGAGTCCTCTCTTACTAGATCTCTCATTTCGTTATACTTATCTTCTGATAAATTAAATATACTATCGTATATATAATCTGTTGAAAATAGTTTAGAGTCTTTCATTTGATTAGCTAAATCAACCTTCTCTTTAAGTAGTGCTACTTTTTCTTGTTCAAATATAATAGACGGATTAGTCAACGCTATTTCAAAGTTTGTTAAACTTTCTCCAGTAAATCCTTGTGTATATAAATGTACTAACGCAATCTTAGTTAATTCAGATTCTAATATTCTCTGTATTCTTTCTACAGTTCGGGCAAATCTTATATCTTCTGCTGCTAAAGTAGCTTTTCCTTGTAAATCTCCTTCATATCCAAAATATGCTTTAGGTACCTTAAGAGCGGCAAACATTTTAGCCTGTAGGTAGTTTATATCGTTTGTTCCATCGTATTCCAGTCCTTTAGTTGTTTCAATTCTAGTAGAAGCATCTCCTCCTCTTACAGGTACGTAGAAGTCTTCCATCATATTCTGCATATTGAACTTTAAATTATACTGCCCTGTTTTAGGGTCAACATAAGGTGTTTTTTTCATTGTGTTGATAGTCTTTTGCATAAACTGATCAACTTCTGCAGGAGGTATAGATCCTACGTTTACAAAGAAAGTTCTTTTTTCTGGTGCTCTCATTATACGATGTATCAGCATCGCATCTTCCATTAATGTAAGTTGTTTGAATATTTTTCTAGCTGGTTCGATGTATGATCTACCATAAGGTAGGTAGTTAGTATCTGATAATAATCTAAAGTGAGCTACTTCGTAATTGTCTAGTACTATTGCATTACTATCTCTTTTAGGTACGTACGTAGGTTCGTTTGAAGCCATAATACCATCTGGGTCTATTGCGAATTGGACTTTTCCTGGATCTTCTGGGTCGAGTCCTTCATATCTTGCCATATTATAGACTGTGTAAGGAAGCACGTTATATACTCCGAATGTTTCAGCAACTTCGAGTTTTAAAAAAAAGTCTCCATATTTACACATATTT